AAATACCTAATCCGCTCTGTCAGCCTATCAAGTTCCGCAGCTTGCGTCTTGTATTGGCTATACAGGGATTTGGGTATTACCGAGCGACTAGACCAGACAGCTCTTAATGGTCTCGGGCACGGAAAAAAGTCCTTAAGGTGTAATGGATCATTCTTCGTTTCAATAACGTCATCAGGGTAGTCATCACTGTACCAAATGACTTCTCCGTTCTCCCGATCCCATATTTCATAGACAATCGCTTGTTTAATTGCGCTTTCGTCTTTTCCTGAAGTATCTTTCTTTGTTTGCGCCGAATAGCTGTAATCAAGCTTATTTGCTTTTTCCTTGCCAAATCGTGCGGTGGCCTTACTCTTAGAAAGATATGTTTTCCTTGAGACCCATGGTACTTCATGCCAGTACCTCGCTAAGCCTGTACGAAAATCCTTGAAATGTACATAGTCTAACGCCAGCCCTTCAAACGTCAGATACTCTTGATCAGAGCCATCGTCGTTCTTTACAGGCGTGTTATCATTACTGTACATTTTCTCAAATTTAGGATCGTACCGTACCCATACGTTCCCTATTCCGGGTAGTACATAATCTGCTATGGCGTTTTGCAGGACGTAATCGAAGTCTAGGCTGTCTACAGCATACTGCCCAACTTGCTCTAGCAGCATAGCCGCAGCGACTTTCAGATTGTCCTCGGTATCCTGTTGTCGGTTCTTGACTTCCACCTTGGGCGTCTGACCGTACAGGCTCGGCTTAATCGTCTCTGTCGAACTGTACAGAATATTGTACTTATCGACATTCCCGCCCTTGCTCTCAAGCATGAACCTATTAATGACCGCATCACCGTCGGTCTCGAAGGTTTCCCATCGCTTGTTAGCTTTCTGGATTTGCTGTTCCCAGTATCCACGTCTCTCAGTAGCCGCATCTGGCGTACTATCCTTAGGGGGATATGTAGAGACTGGTGCCTTCTGAGCCATGGATACCCCTCATGGCGGCAACCCGTACGCCTGTGTTTCCTATCCGACAATAGGTATTTTTATACTATAATTCTTGTCCTACATTTTATACCTATGTATAATACAGTCCGACAAAAATATTAGGTTGACTTTTTGTCCTCCTATAAATAGCCCCATATAGGGGCTTTATGTAAAGGTACAGGAAATGAACAATGACAGACGACAGGCCACAACGCCCACGTGGCCGACCGCCACTACCCCCCGATACGAAAAAACAAAGAATGTCCTTCCGATTTTCACCGGATATAATTCAGCAAATAAAAAGTTTGGGAAAAGGATATCAGGCGAAAATAGAAAAGATCATACATGACTATTTTCACAACTAGTTGCCATATGATACTCGCATAGCGTTACTACGATCCGCAAAGAGGTCATTAAGAGTAACATCTTGCAGAGTTACAGGCAGCATAGGCTCGGGCGTGGGTTTGGGTCGCACCCACGGCCTCGACATACAGCCATACCGTAAATCATCTGGCGCATGATCCTCCCCGTTCGTATCACAGTCCTCTATGTTCTTGGCGTCATGCTGTAAGGCCGGTAGTGTCCTTATAAGGTGCGGGCATGTATTAAAGATATAGAGCATCGGCGTCCCAACACCATTATTAACGTCTGGGTCCGCGTCGATGCCAGTGAGCCTTTCCCGTACAGCCCCCCAACCGGGAAGCCTAGTATTATCAGCGGGCCTAAAGAATACCCCGGCTCTCGCCATGACCTCTGCATGACTAGGGCCTCCGTCCTGCTTGAAAGCACTAGGGTCCATAACCCTATATGTAATTTTCTCATTACCCGGCGTCCTTGCCTTGATCGCCTCTGCTACACGACTAGCAGGCCATCTTAGCCCGACATTGATCATTCCCGGCACCATGCCGTAGAACTCACGGTATACTATTAACGCACCCTTAGGTATCAGCCTTGGAGGTCGCTCACGTCTAAAACTAAAGGCATCGGGTGGCCGTAAATCTGGCGCATTAATAGTTCCGTCGGACACGGCAAACCAATGGAAGCTAAATGGGCTTGCGCTTCCCCAGTCGCCAGCCACGAACCGTAGCCAGTGCTTAGGTACGGTAAATGGCGAGATAACGTGTTCAATTGTACTAAATTCAGGGAAATACGCCCCGGTAATGACATTCCAGTCTCCTTCTAGCCAAGCTCTTACCAGATCAGGGCTACCAACTTCTCTGAGCCTACTAACATATAACGGATCAGTATTCATTAATATCTTGTTGTCTTGCACCTTAGCAGGGACAAACATACGTGTCGTACCCTCAGGGCTTGTTATCATATCATACCCATTAGGATTATGGTCAATAAAATAGTTCTTGACCGCATGGTGCCCCGGACCACCGGGGTTAGCAGTAGCCCTAATGCGCTTATGCGTCACACTGGCATCAGTCCCGCGCAAGCACGCTTTAAGCTTGTTATACCCCGTCAAACTAGGCCAGTTACCAAGTTCATCGAACCCGATCCAACTGTACTCGTGCCCCTGATACAGGTTAGCGTCATCATCATTATCAATATGGCGTAGCTTTAATGTTGCCCCGGTTGGGAAGGTAAAGGTTCTGTCACTGACTTTCCAGCTTGCCCCTAACGGCAAGTACATTTCCTTGGCCTGTACTACAATTTCCTCTAGTTCCGGGTAGGTCTTTCTGAATATGATCCCTTTCCAGCCCGGCCCTTGCTCCACGTCCTGCAAGTAGTCACCTAACAGAAAACTCGTCTTACCGCCGCCTCTAGCACCACCGTACAGTAGCTCCGTCACAAACCGAGCGGATATAGCTAGGCTCTGTGGCCCCGGTTGTGGTTCCCATACAGACATATATCATTTAGTTGCGTTAATGGCCCTATGAACATCATCGACCTTCTTCTTAAACAAGTCCAGTTTCTCTTTCTCGTAATCCCTTCTTTCCCTGACAATATCCAATCGCTTCTCTTCAAGTCTTTGACAATGTTTCTTATACTCTTCCTTACTCTCCCAACACCGTCTCCCCTGCTCATGTAGCATAGCGTCACTAATCCTATACGCCATATCAGCTATCGCAGCAGGCGAGTAGTCATCGGTCTGTGGTATTATCAATAATGCTTTCAAGGCAATACCAGCAAAGTACTGTCCGGCATCGTCATCATAGCCGATATAATCAAAGTCGTCGTTTTCCATGATCAGTTCTCGCTTACATGAACCCCGTCTATAATAGGAGGCTTTTTCATCAATGCGAAGTTACCGGCAATTTGTATTAATAGCTGCTCAGTATCCTCAGGCATCAAGCTCGTCACGAATGCAGGCTGTCCAAGCTTACCATCGTCCTCCACAGGACAGGCTATTATTACTACATGAAAATCCCTATCCGGGTTCTCTAGCTCTATAAGCTTTAATACTATCTCACCAATACGCGGATCGAGCGTCAGCCGAGTGTCATTAATAGTCATCACAGTACGTCCCGCAAGGAGGAAGGCGCTAACCTATCTGGTTCGTCAAAAACGGCAGAAATGCGTGGTGTCGGCTCATACCCGACTAATACCCGGCTAATACCCGGCTCATTCCCGTCACCTTTGTTTTCAAGGACTTGCAGTTGCCCATTTTGGACCCGATCGTCCATTTTTGGCTGTACTGTAATCACCTGCTCCGCCGGACTACTAGATAAAGCTGTCTCGCGCTGCTGTATCCACTCTTCATAAGTATTCGCCCTAGGCATGATCGCCACATTAACGGTCATTCCGGTCGTCGCGGGCGTGTCACCGTACCCCGGCACGCGCGCCTTGAGCATCTGAGACAGGAGCGTGTCAGAGTATTGGGTCTCGGTATCGACCTTCTCACCCTTGAAATAGACACCCTTCTCGACCCCGTGGACGCCTCTGCGGTAGGCCGCATTCTCCAGACTGGCCCATCCGATCATCTGCGCGTTCTTGACCTCTCCAGCGGCCTCAGGATCGGCTTGCAGCCACAAGCACACGTGCCGGTAGGACACCTGTAACTCCCCACAGGCGCTCAACAAATCGCCGTGGTTCTCGCAAACGGCCTTGACCAAGTGGGCCAGCATCATCGGGGTACGCGGCAGGCTCATAGGGCCACTATAGTATTAGGATGGAGTAGGGAAAAGTACGTTAATAACTGTAGGACATTAATTACTTCTGTTCGTATCATTCAAGGTTTTCTCAAGTACTTTTGCACCTGTTTCCAAGAACATCACCGCCGTATAGTTTAGTGCAAACAAACAGCCATAGAACATATAGGTTTTCAACTCATCAGGGACTTTATCCGCCTCGACCTGAATTAAGTCCATCGCCCGTTTAGACACTACCGCCGCTGTTGCCATGATCCGGTTAATGTCATTATCACTAAGCCCTTCTTCTTTTAAAGAGTCTACTACTGGCTGCATCGGGCCGGGTACTGGGTCTAGTGCCATGGCAGTGGTCCTCGATTGTTACTGTATGGGCGGTTATACTGTATGAACTCTAAGAATGAAACCATAAATCGTGTGTCTGTGCTGGTATGCCGACATCGACACCGCCCGGCCCGAGGACCCGGTGGCGGGGCTGGTCAGAACAAAAGGGGAACTGGAACCGAGAAAGTCCAATGATTTCAAAGACTTAGCTCTATGTGTGTAAAGTTCACGCCAATTTAACATAATGCACATTATCAATCTGTGTTTCGCTAAGTCATTGAAATTCCACGACATTTCTGCACACACATGCCTGCCTGACCTGCCTCGCCGCTGCTATGTATTATTAATAGTACTATCAACTAACCAAATAGGTTAATTAGTATATGAACCTGTCATGCCTATAACTGTCGAGGACATGCATAAAGACTGTCGAGGACAGCCATTTAGATCAAAAACGAGAACAAACCGGGAATATCCGATACCTGTCTATGACAGGGAGTTTGATAATTCTCAGGTTACTAAAAGTAAGTAAGTGCGTAAGTCATTGAAATTGCCGGCTTTTTCCGCGCTCACGCCTGCCTGCGCGCACTCCCTTTCATCAAACTAATTACTTGTTCATAACATATATATTGATGAAAGAGACACTAGGTAGTCTAATATCCGGCTAATATCCGGCTAATATTCGCCCACAAAATTCAATGACTTAGCGAAATCCGGCTAATATCCGGCTAATTCCCTGTTGATATCCTCCTAATTCCCCGCTAATTCCCCGCTAATTCCCCGCTAATGCCAAGTATACAGGATTAATACTATGAAAACTACAGTACACGAACTCAAAGCTAGAGTTGATTACAATAGAAACACTGGACAACTGACTTGGAAATACCGTGATGATATGCCAGCCAGATTTAATAATCGTTGGACTGGTAAACCGGCTTTCAATAATCCCGATGCAAACGGCTATCTGCGAGGGTCTATTAATAATGAAACCCTATACGCTCACCGTGTCGCATTCGCCTTGATCTATGGCGAGTACCGAAACGACATCTACTTCTACAATGGCAACAAACGCGACCTAACTTACCGCAACCTGCGAGCCTATGGCTTGAAGCCTTACGGGATACCAGCATCAGCTATGCAAGCGCTCCATGATACAGGCCAAATTCCCTGATCGGTTTTTCCGATTAATAACCAATGTTCCATTTACTGTACAAAACCGGAACAAATCGGGAAGATCTTTTTTTCCATATCAGAGTACCGGATTTAGCTAGACCCTCTGAGAAGGGCTTAAAACCGATCCTAGGGCATACTGTAGTTTGTTCCCTAGGCGTTCTCTGTAGTGGCTAGGGCGCATACAAAATAATTTTATAAAAATCTGC